ATCATTTTGCCTATGAATAAGAGAAAAAAAGCTCAACAAAGTATCGCCCTATCTGCTTTTATTGTGGTGGGGTGATTTGTTGGGATTCATCAGGTGACCGCAGCGAGGATGATGATTCCGTAGTGGATTACTATCATTGTATGCAATGCGGTACTTCTTATGAGGTATGTCAGCCAAATGAGGAGGAGAAACAAGATTATAAAGGATATTGGAAAGATAAATAATATGGCTAAGATTACAAAAGAAACAGCAGAAAAGCATATCAAAGAACTCTTGGAGTATATCGGTGAAGACCCTAACCGCAAGGGCTTAGAGGGTACGCCCGACCGCATTATTAGAATGTGGAAAGAAATATTCAGAGGTTATGACCCTTCACAGAAGCCGAAGATTACCACCTTTGATAACAATGATGACGGTATCGTCTATGATAACATGGTTATCGACCAAGGCGATTTCCATTCAAACTGCGAGCATCATTGTGTTTGGTTTTGGGGCAAGTATTGGTTCGCATATATTCCGAACCCAAAGGGAAAGATTCTCGGTATCTCTAAGATTGGTCGTGTAGTTGATTACTGCTCCGCTCGCTTACAGATACAGGAGCGATTGGTACACGACATCGTAGATATGCTGAAAAATGCTCTCGGTAGCGAATACCCACCACTTGGTATTGCTCTCGTGATGAAGGGTCATCATTCTTGCAAAGAATTCAGAGGCGCAAAGAAGAAGGGCATTATGACCTCTTCTTACCTTGAAGGTACTTTCAAAGATGACCCACAAGTGAGGGCTGAGTTTATGAACCTCGTAAATGGTGATAAGTATGAAGGTTAAGTCAGTCAAAACAAAAATCTTGGAGGAAGTAGGTTTTCTGCTTCCTACCAAGAAGCTTCTTTCCTCTAAGGAAAAGGTTGAAATCATGGAGCAGTTCTTGATGATGCCAGCGAGCCAGATAGTGACTTTACAACAAGATGGACGTAAGTCATCTTTTGTACAGCAGATAGCAAAGCTGCTCTATAACAACAATCTTGGAGAGTATTTTAATGTACTGAAAATGTGCCGAGATATGGCAGCAGAGGAAGAAGAAAATAAAGGTGCTTTTCTTAAATAAAAGCTATTGTTGGGAATAAATTAGGAATAAAAGCTATTAATATGCCATTATCAAGAGATGAAAGCAAGCGTAAAAAACAGCTTGCAAACCTTGAAAAAGGTAAGTTTAAAAAAGGTGGAGTTGGCAACCCGAAAGGCAGACCGCCAAAGCCTAAGACGATGTCATTGTTCATCGAGGAAATGAAGGAGAAGGGCTACGAAGTGCCTTCCTCTCAGATTATCGCAGAGTCTTTTCTGTATATCGCTACGCTGCCCGAAGACGAATTGAAGGCGGTGTTGGCTGATAAGTCACGCCCTATGATGCAACGCATTATTGCCAAAGGAATACTTGACAAGAAAGGACTTGATGTGCTCGAAAGAGTTATTGATAGAGCCTACGGAAAGATTCAGCGTATTGACCTTACAAGCAAGGGTGAGCAGATTAAGCAAGACCCATTGCAAGTACACGTTGTTACCAATAATGAAGAGTATCAGAAGATTCTCGCTGAGATTCAGAAAGAGAAAGAAAAGAAGGATGCTGAGCCAGATAAAAATATAGGAGAATAAATATATGGAAATACAGAAGAAATGGGCTATGCCAAGTGGTGATACATTCGGTATAAAGCCAATCAAAGAACTTTTTGATAAATATAATAAAGGTGGTGTTATTATTGACCCATTCGCAAAGGATTGCAAGCTCGGAACAATTCGCAATGACTTAAATCCGAACTGTGATACTCAGTATCACCTTGACGCATTAAAGTTCCTTCAAGGGCAGAAATCCAACTCTGCTGATATGGTATTATACGACCCACCTTATAGTGTTACACAAGCATCTTTGCTATATAAGGATTTTGGTAAATAGAAATTGGAGATAAATGTCTCTAATGCCAAATATTGGTCTTTATGTAAAAAGGAGATTGCAAGAATATTAAAGAATGAAGGTATCTGTATTTCTTGTGGTTGGAATACACAAGGAATAGGAAAATGTAACGGAGCGGTATGTAAAGAGATTCTTATCGTAGCACATGGCGGTTCGCACAACGATACCTTAGTCACAGTTGATGAGATAAAGAAATAAGAGTAGATAAAGGATAATAGAGATATGCCGCACGTATATTTAGCAAAGAACTACATGAGGGTAAAGGCAGCGAAAGAAGCAGGGTTCACAACTTGCTCTCTTCAAGGAAGCTCACGTTCTGCCAAGACCTACTCGGTTGTGCAGTTCCTTTGTATGTTTTGCTTCAACTATGCTGGAACGACCGTTTCCATCATTCGTGCTGGTATGCCTTCCATTAAACGAACTGTCTATCGTGATTTTAAGGATATAATGCTCAACTTTGGTTGGTGGGATGATAAGTGTATGAATAAATCGGAGTTCGTTTATACTTTCCCTAACGGCTCTTGGATTGAGTTCTTCTCCACCGATAATGAGCAGAAGGTGCGTGGTTCTAAGCGTAAGATACTTTTCGTAAATGAGGCGAATGAGCTTTCTTTCATCGAATGGCAGCAGCTACAGATGCGTACCACGGAGTTTTCTATCCTTGATTATAACCCTTCCTTCTCAGAAGACCATTGGATAAATCAGGTAAATGAGGAGAAAAGCACTTATTGGTTTATATCCACATACAAGGATAACCCTTTTCTCGAACCAAAGGTTATTGCTGAGATTGAGAGCCTTAAATGGAAGAATCCGAGCCTTTGGCGTATCTATGGGTTAGGATTGCGCTCTATGGTTGAGGGCTTGATTTTTAAGAATGTAGTCATTGATGATTATATTCCTATACAAGCGCACAGACACCGATACAGAGGTATTGACTTCGGTTACTCCAATGACCCTACGGCGATTGTTGATGTGTATATCTACGGAAAGATTATCTATATAGATGAAATATGCTATCAGACAGAAATGCTTGCTTCTGATATTATTAGGGTATTGAAAGAGGATAAAAAAAATATTGAGGTAATATCAGAGAGTGCCGACCCTCGTCTGATTGATGAAATCTATAATGCTGGTATTGATATAAAACCTGTAAAGAAGTTCGCAGGTTCTATTCAAGCTGGTATTATGAAGATGCAAGAATACACAATTCATATAACAAAACGCTCTACAAATGTAAGGAGGGAATTTAATAATTATACCTACCGCCAAGATAAGGAAGGAAAGTGGCTTAATGAGCCTATAGATATGTATAATCACGCTATAGATGCATGCCGATATGTTGTTATGGAGAAGTTATTGGGCGATTATGGCAGCGGAATGCAAGCCGCCGACATTCTCGGTCTGATGGGTTAAAATCGAAATGCTTATGAAACGAATATATGATAAACAACCAAGGGAGCATCATCGTAAACGCTCCCACTATAATAGCAGAGGAGTAGCCAAATTATCCTTTGGTAATGAGAAGGCAGCCGCAAGATACATAAAGAAAAAGCGGCTGCTCGGTTACTCCGCATACCTTTGCAACGAGTGCAATCATTGGCATATTGGAAGACTGCCGAAATAGGCGTTTTTCTTTTGTTTACACAGGTTTTCTTCTTTATACCTATATAAGTTATATTATTGCTAACTTTGCCTTATTATAACAAAAAATATTCATATATGAGAGCAATAGAACAGATAGTAGCAATACAAGATGCGAACACAGTCCGCTCGGTATTGACCGCAAGAAAAAAAGGCTTTAAGACACCACTGAGTGCGCTTGAAGAACAATGGAATCCGTCAAAGCATAAAATCTTTGATGAGGATTTCCGTCCTAAGAAACGAATCAAAGTACCTACGGGTCAGTATGACCCTATCACGCAAAAACCGATTTACAAGGATAAGAAAGTTGAGCCAGTAAGAATCGCTATCCCTGCTCAGAAGTCAATCGTAAATCTTACTGTGGGTTTCTTGCTTATGAATGCCGTTACCTATAAAGCTACGGCACATGGTGTTGATATAAAGAAGATGAACGATAAGCAGCAGAAGCTATATGACGGCATCATGCATTGCTATCACGATAACAAGATGAAGTACTTCGATAAGCGACTTGCCCGTACCCTCTTCAAGGAATGTGAGTGCGCCGAGTTATGGCATATGCCAACAGACACAGAAGGTAAACTCCGAGGCGAAATCCGAGTTCAGTTGCTTTCACCTTCAAACGGCGATAAGCTCTACCCTCATTTCAACGATTTTCATATCATGGACGGCTTCGCCCGTGAGTACTATGTATATGATGAGCTTGGAAAATCTGAGCTACATTTTGATGTATATACAGATAGATTGTGCTATCAGTACACTAATATTGATGGCGCAGGATGGAAGCTTATCTCTGCCCTACCCCATGGCTTCACCAAAGTGCCTGTTGTTTACTATAGACAAGACCAAGCTGAGTGGGAAGATGTTCAATGGGCTATTGAAAGAGTTGAGACATGTATCTCTAATTGGGGTGATACGAATGACTACTTCGGCACACCTAAGTACTTTATTAAAGGTCGTTTGGAGGGCTTCGCTGAGAAGGGCGAGCAAGGCGCAGTCTTCCAAGGTGGCAGTGATGCAAGTATGAACGTCCTTTCTTGGGATAAATCACCTGAGAGTGTGAAGGGTGAAATTGCTTATCTCTTCAATATCATCTATTCATTTACCTCAACAGCCGACATCAGCTTTGAGAATATGAAGACTTTGGGCAGCAACACTTCGGGTGCGGCTATCCGTTTGATGTTTACTGCTCCTTATATGAAAGCAGGTTTAAAGACAGAGATGTTCGGTGAAATGTTCACTCGCCGCTCAAATATCGTAGCTAACGGCATCTGTAATACGGGAGTTTATGTAAAGGGTATCGACCAGAGTGTTGCTGAGCAGATTGACTTTGAGCCAGTCTTTAAGCCATATCTTCCAAAGAATGATGTTGAAATGTTGCAACTCATCACTTCATCCAATGGCGGTGCGAAATCTACTTCTAATCGCCGTGCCATTGAACTTAACCCTCTCAATGATGACCCTGATAAGGTAGAGGAAGAGATTAAAGAGGAACAGCAAGAGGCGTTGGCGCAGCAGGCAGCTCTTTCAGGACTTGGTAGTGCCGCAAGTGGAAGTCAGTCAGTTTCAAATGAAGAAGAGGAGGAGGAATAACTATGGCAAAAGGAAGTGGAAATACACGTACTATAAGCAGTGTAAACGCTGCAAGTAGCAGAACAAATGCGAATAAAGATATTCAGATTAAACCAAAGGCAGAAAGTAAGCAGATGATTTATCAGAATATCACAGAAATAGACCGTTCAAAGTTTTCCTTATTCACAAAAACCTTGCCACAACACATAAAGGATATGACGAATGTAGATATTAGCAAGGCTATAAACGGTACTTCTAAGAAATTAGGTGGTTACATCAATATTGATTTTAATCAGCTAAAAAACAACGAGGCAGCAACCGTAAAGTCGTACCTTACGAAGAAAGGATATTATTATGAAGATAACGGTGCTGTGAATATCGCTATTTTCTACAAGAGGAACTATAAGGGTAAATAATGTCAAAGAAGCTCACATCAAAACAGCAGAAAGAACAACTGAATAATCTGTTCGCCGTTTATAATAAGCGGTTGGGCAGATTATACAGCGATTATGTCAAGAAGCTCACCTCTCTTGGCTATGGGGAAGATGTGCTCGAAGATGATGCGCTTTTTAACTTCGATAACTTTCCGCAGTTAAAGGCTCGTTTGAACGACATCTTTAATGATTACTATCAGAATAGCCTTCTTTGTTATAAGAGCGGCATCACCGATGGCGTTGCGTTGGCGTATAACCACGATGAAATGGTTATAGGCGGTTATTCCGTGCTTACTGATAAAGCTATAAGGGTCGTACGAGATACTGCCGCAGCCACGTTTATTTCAAATCGCTTGAAAACAAAGAACGGATTGAATCTCGCTCAGACTGTTTGGAACTACTGCCAACAGACGAAGAGTGAGTTTGAAATGGCTATGAGCAATACCATTGCGGATGGAATCAAAAAAGGCTCATCAGCAGAGGAAGTAGGCAAGAGCATACGAAAGTATCTCAACGACCCAGATATGATGTATCGCCGTTATCATACTATCAAGGTTCTGAAGAACGGAAAGAAGAAAGATGTGGTGACTTGGCGCAGACGTAGAATCATTGACGGAAAGGTGCGCTTTATTGAAGAGCCTTTGGAGAAGGTAGGCATGGGTGTTTACCGCTCGGCGAGAAAGAACGCTCTCAGAGTAGCAAGAACTGAGATAAATTCCGCATATCATAAGGCAAGAAATGAGCGATGGCAGAACGAACCATTCGTTATCGGTCAGTATATTCACGTATCACCACAGCACAATATTGATGATATATGCAATGACCTTGAAGGTCGCTACCCGAAAGATTATGTATGGATATCTTGGCATCCTCAATGTATCTGCACCTCAGACCCTATCACCATACAAGGCGAGGAGAAGAAGGAGTTTTATAAACGCTTGATGGCTGGCGAGGATATGAGTAACTACGTATCCCCTTTTGCCGTGCTCACTATGCCCGAAAAGTACAATCAATACATCAAGGATAACTCCGAAGCTATCGTGAAGGCAGGAATGAGGGGTAAATTAGCTTGGCATTTACAAGATAACACAAAGTATTGGGCACATCTTTTAAGCCCGTCAGACCGCAAGAAATTAGGGTTAAAGGCGGTTTCTTCTAGGGAGCTTATACTTGCGAAGGCAAAGGAACGCCACGCCCTTAGAACTAAGGAATCGATAGATAAAATACAGAGCCGATGGGATAAGCATAGACGTGACTATTACAATGGCTTGGTTCATAATCTGCTCGGAAGCAAATCTGTTACGGATATAAAGAGCCAAGACCTCTTTGAACGTTACTATGCTATCCGCTACGCAATCAAGGACAAAAAGAGTGCTTCTGAGATTGCTTCTTTGTTTGACAGATTCAAGCGAGGTTATCAGACTAAACTTGCATGGACAGACCGCAAGGTTGCAATGAATGTTATGAAGGTGGCTGCTAATTACGGAGAAACCGATGTTTCTTCCGTTCTAAGCGCATTAAAATCTGCTAACTATACATTGGCTAGGAAAGAAGCAAAAACGCTCGCAAACACCATTTCTGCTATTAAAAAGGATGAATTATCACTTTCTGCTCTCATCCCTGATGTCAATAAGTGGCATAAGCAGTTCACGTCCCAGGAATTGCACGGAGTATATGATGCCGTAGAAGCGAAGTTGGCTCAATGGCAAAGCTTGACGCTTGAACAGCAAGCGAAGAAACTACAATTTGAAGCTATTGATTTCCTTGGCGGAAATATGCACGGGGTTCAGCAGAAGTATGCCACTTGGAAGGTATCGCAAGCAGCATATCTCCAAAAGCTCGATGAGGTAAATACGGCGATTGATTGGATAAATATCAATAAAGCTTATGCTGACGTAAAAGGCTATAGTACCCAGAGTAAAGTCTATCACAAGATACTCTTTGACCTCAAAAATGCTATGGTCGCACAAGATAAAGACTTGGCGAAACAGCTTATCCAAGAGGCGCAAGATAAGAAGAACTCACTCATTCAGTTAAAAGCTAAGAGAGCAGCAAATAAAAGCGGAAATGGTTCAATCCCATTCGATGCCGACGCTTATTCACAAGCGAGAAAAGATGCGGCTGTTTGGGCAAAAAACACAAAAGATGCTGATGATGTTCTTAGAGCAAAATGTGGCGAGGTATGGCGCAATGCAACCGATGAGGAAAAAAACGCTATCTTTGGTTATACGAGCTCGTATCACAATATCAACGAACCATTGCGTGGTCTCACCTACTATGGTTCAGCAGCAGATACACAGCTTGGTTTAGATAGAATCCCATTGATGGAAAGCATCATCAATAAATCATACTACGATAAAGATATTTGGCTACAACGAGGTGGAGGTATGGTTGAGCTTAAAAAATACGGCTTATCCAATTATGCTTACGCTACAGATGCAGAAATTATGGCTCTTGTTGGTAAAGAAGGTACGGAAGGAGCTTTTACCTCTGCTGGCGTGGCAAAAGGTAAAGGTTTGGGAGGAAATGTTATCACCAATATCTATGCACCTAGAGGAACGAAGATGATGTATGCTGAGCCGTATTCGAGCTTCGGAAATGGTTCGGGTCGCTCTTGGGATGGAATCGCAAAACAATCTACTTTCGGAAGCGAGAGTGAAATCATCCTACAGCGTGGAACTACATTTAGAGTTACTAAGGTAGAAAAAAGCGGTAATACCTGGTATATAGATGTTGAAGTGATAAATCAAGATGTACTTCCATTCCCGTATATCGGTGGTTATCCATACAAATAAAGAAAAGCCCCCGTTATTATTCACGAGGGCTTTTCTTGTAATACGTCTTATCATAAAAATCCTTGAAACTCTCAACGCCTTCCTTCATTGGAAGTTTGTTAAGATGCAGATAGCGGTTGAATAAAAGGGCTTTCAATGTAGCAGGGGTATCATCTGTATCATTGAAGGTTCTTAACCCTACCGCAATATACTCATTCAACATTTCATTAAGGAACATTTTCTGTTGTCCTTTATAAACTTTCAAAGTAAATTCTACCCATTTCTTTTCCCATTCCCAAAGAAGTGCTTCAATGCAATCTTTCCAAGGGTTTTCTGCTTCACCTTTGAAGTATCGGCAGAACTTGATTAAATCTTCCTTATTCGCCATATCTATCAATAAATTTAGTTACTACATTCTTCATATCCAAAGGGAGATAGTTCAATGCTTTTTCCTTCATTTCTTGTGGAATACCAAAGAGTGGCTGAGCGATTGAACCAACGATTGCACCCATCGTATCGCTATCACCGCCGTATGATATTGCATTTCTGATTGCATCCTCGAAACTATCACTATCAAGGACTATTCTAAAGGCAAGAGGGACGCACTCTTGACAAGTTTCTGCCCATTTCCCTATTGGCACAAGATTCTCGTCCCAATCAGTTCCGTAATACAGTATCGCTATTGTCTCAATAAAACTTTTGTGTTTACATATTCTTAAACCACGAATACAACCTGCCACCGCAGCAGCACCAATCATTCCTTCAACGTGACTATGTGACACCTTTGCACTCATCATTGCCTGACGAATGGCATCAGTATTTGTATTAAATACCCAACCCACAGGACTAACTCTCATTGCCGCACCATTTCCATAGCTATCATAAGGTTGAGGATTCGAGCTATGAACCCATTTTGCGAAGCTTGCGCCATACCCACCCATTGGGTTTAGATACTTCTGACACCAGTATTGAAGCGATATACAATAATCTCCGACATTCGGCTTTTCATTACCGCTTTTTCTAAGAATAGCATCGGCTACGGCTATTGTACAGATGGTGTCATCTGTAAAATTACAACCTTCGTCAAATAGTTCAAAATTATAATCAAATGTGTTATTAAACTCATATTTAGAGCCTATAATATCACCTATAATTGCTCCTATCATAACTGTATCTCCTATTTTAATGTTAATTATTCGCAAATTTACGAAGAAATATTCAGATAACCAAATATTTTTTATTACTTTTGCATTAATTGTTGTATCGAGTGCGTATCTCCTATGTGCTCACAACGTTAAACAAAACAATTATTTACACTTAGCATCGTCCTCATTCGTATCTCCGAGGGCGGTGCTTTTTTTTATAAGAACTCCTTTAAAGCAACGTGATAAACGTCATACATCAGGCGAGTTACGTATAATACCGCAACCTTATCAATAACGAAAGAAGGATAAGGCTTACCCTCTTCGATGATTGTGTTCAACGATAATTTCGGGTACTTGGCTGAATACAGCTTCAATGCTTTCAGAAGCTCATCCAACCTTTCTTCCCCGAATGCTTGCTTTATCTTCTCCTGATTTCTAAGAGCGAAACGAGCCATAAATTAATTACTTTCGATAATTGTGAATACGTTTTCTATCATATCGTTACCGAAAAGTGCAGCTATAACATAAGTTTCATTTTTGTTTGGTTTAACCTTATCTATTAGACATTCTTCCATTCTAAAGACTTTCTTTAGTAAGGTAGTTCTTGCTAACTTTACGCTTTCAAAACTACCACCAAGTATTCCTTTTTCTCTATTCACCACTTTGCGAGGAGCGTTCTTTACGTTTATCGCTGTGCTATATGTTACAAGATTTATCTGATACATAATTTATATTCATTTACTTTTCTACTTCATAAAGATATTGAATATCCCCACCGCCAAGAGTGAGGATAACCGAAGGCTCGCCGAGCATTGGCTGCTTATGGAAATCACACCAATACCAATGATTCCGTTTCAGCTTACCTTCTATCACATTCAGCTCCAAATCATTCTTTTCATGAGCTTCAAGATAATCCTTGCCCCGTCGCATATCCAAGCGATATAAGGCTAAAAGTACGTCAAATGCTCTCATATCTTACTCGGCTTTATTAACGACAACAAGGCTTTCTAATCTAGCCAAGAATGTGTGGTAATCATCCTCGCAGAGAATCACTTGACCGCCCGTTGGTGTGGTCTTGCAATTAAGCTTTATAGATGTTTCTATACCGCCATTTCGTGAAGATTCAACGTAAGCGATATTATCTATATTAACAAGGGTACAATACCCTTTATATTTTACCTCAATAAACTTTGTCATAATCTTAATTATTTATATCCGCATTTAATACCAGAGCAGCAGCCACCTAAATAGAAGTGGCAGAAGCCTAAGAAATAGTGCTTACAATGCTCATTTATCTTAATTTCTTCCTTTTTCATAATTGAATGCACGGAGTAGCTTATTCTTCTTAAAATCGTATGAATAACCTTTTTCCTTCATCGTTTCTAACAAAAAGCCTCTTTCGCCATCATTCGCTTTTCTTAAACACCCCGTAGAGTATTTTACGTTTGTAGAAGCATTATTTGCTCCTACTCCAAGCTTATTGAATGCGAAAGAATACTTTGCGTAAGCTTCTATCCAATCATCATTGTATATTCTGTGTAGAATGAAGACGCAATACTCACCACGCCAATCATTATACAATACCAAGACATCGCCTTCTTTATACATAATCTCCTTTTAAAAATTGTTCGTATTCAAATATGATAGATAGGCATTACAACCTAATCTGCCAAACTTCGAGTTGTAGCAAGTGTTATACTTCTCACAGCTATAACACTTGCTTAGAAATTCTTGCTTACTCATATCTTTTAGATTTCAACGACTTCAATACCTTTCTTTGGGTTCCTGGTTGCTCTATCCAAGCTAATCTTGCCATTGAATACCCCCTTGACGAGAGCATAGAATGTGGTGCGTTTAATACCATTCTCTTCGATTGTAGGAACTTTGCCGTATCGCTCGCATTCAATACCCTTATCGGTGAGAATGGTATTGATTTCCATTACGCCGTAGTAGGATTCCTCGAAACGCTTCTGAATGATTTTGCCACATACCTTTACCTGATTGCCCTTCTGAACACAAAGCTCTGGCTTCAAGCTATCCTCATAGGCTTTCACAAGGAAGAAAGCATATACATCTTGCTCTTGGAAGCAATAGAAGTTCTTTGCCACCGCAAGCATATCCTCTTCAAATTCGGTCTTAGGCTGAATCTTTGCACCGAACTCGCAAACTGCCTTCACGTAAGCTTCATCAACCTTGAACTTTTTGCTATTCAAAATAGTGTCGATGCCATCCAAAGTAGCTGAGCGATAACGGACGTGTTCAACTTTTGTTCCCTTCTTATATACGGGACAAATATCATACTGAGCTTTCGCTGCCATAATAAGGTCGGATTTAAGGATAGCATTCTTATAGCTTGAATCCTTTCTGCCGCCCCATTTCTCAATATCACCAAACTCATCATCTGTAGCATAGCTAATTCTGTAATCATAGAGTTCATAGAGCTTTTTGGTAAAGTCGGATATGTAGTACATATCATTAATACCAAACTTCTTGATACATTCGCAACCTACTTGTAATTCCTCGCCCGTCTTCACATTTTCAACGACATAGGCATTCTTGCACCAATGACCGCAAAAGTCACATTTACCATAGTCTGCTCCGTGCGCAGGGTTCTTAAAAATAAGCTCCTTGGTCGGGTCGGCAGGAGTAAAAGCATCGTCCTTATATGTAGCAAGGAGTCTCCAACCGCTCTGCTCTGGTATGTCTATCGTAAGGTCACACACCTCATGGAAAACCTCGATTCTCTGCCCTCCAATTCCTTCTTCATTGATTACTGGATGATAAAACAACTTCTCATAAGGTTTACCTAAGGAGTAAGCGAAGTCCTTTACATTCTTACGTGTCTTGTCCGCAAACTTCTTGAATGCGTCAACTGACTCTGAAGGAATAAACGTCTTTATTGTATTCATCACTCTTATGTTTTAGTCTAATAAACAATTCTTTCTTATCTTCACTTCAATTTCATCCATTGTATAGACTTTGTTGTCTGTAGAAATAATAAATGTACCATCTTCTTGTGGAAGAAATGAGTATAGGTAATTATAACAGTATGTAACAGAAAGTTTTGGGTACTTATCAGGATAAGTAAACTTTATCTCTAGAGTGATGTAGCCATCTGTCTGTTTTACCAATACCATGAGCTTTTGCAAGAGCTCATAGCATTTATTATAAGCTATTTCGTAATCTTTAAATCGTTTCATTGTCGTATCTCCTATAATTTAATCAAGTTTTGAAACCAAGTAATCAAGCTCCTCCTCGCTGAGTGCAATCTTATTCTTGCGCTTAATCTTAATGGTGTTATCCATTCCGATTTTCTTCATTGCAACATTGAGTGAATTGCCACCCTGTGCTTCCGTTACCAGAATATCCTCAACGAAGTCAAGCATATCTTGGTCGTGAGCTTTCTGCTCTTTATGTAACTTCTTTTCAAGCTCTTCTGCCTTCTTGGTAAATGAGCAACCCATTTCGATAGCGAAATCATCGTGAATATTCTGTATCATCTGCTCGATATCGGTTGAGCTAAAAAACTGATTGAAGTATGTATCACCTCTTTTGTCGCCCATCAGAGCCATAAGATGCTTAATTTCTTCTTGCTTTGTCATCATTGTCGTATCTCCTATAATTTAATATTAAACCTATTTATTAATTATCTACACCGCAAAATTAATAATTTCTTTTGAAACTACCAAATTTTCTCTGTATTTTTATTAATATTTTAATAGCTTTTAATATACCGATATGTAAATTAAGGTTATTTTAATATAAATATTGCAATATAAATATATAGTAACCGAATTTTTGCTATCTTTGCATTCAGAACCAAATCAGACGATTTATGATACAGATTTATGACGCATCACCAAAGGAGTTGGCGGCAATGGCTCAACGCTACCTCCATGATGGAATACCAAGCAGAGCCACGTATTGCTACGAGCGGCTGATATACCTCGGTTGTTTGCGAAGAACGGGGTATCTTCGCCTTGCCTTAGTATATACCAAGCAAGGAAAAGATAACGCCGCAGAGCGTGTTTTAAATAGGTATCGTGCAATTTATAAATATTAATAGGAGATACGAAATATGAAGAAGCTTTTATTTATCGGAGCTATGCTATTCTTTACAATGCAAACATACGCACAAGAGTGGTCGAGTACTTTACACAAGGCAGATGAACTAAAAGGAACGAAAGAGTATGTATCGTTTATGTATGAGGACGAAGAAAAGAATTCATTTATCTTCTGGTCTCATTATAAGAGTGATTTTAGAATCATTTGCAATGGAGGTATTTTTGATTACGATAAGAATAACTCCTTTGTGGCTACATTTGGATATTATGATGAGAACGGGCAATTAAAAAAGAAACAGAAGATAACAATGTTCTTGGAGAGTGGAAATCCTAAAACGGCATCACCAGGAATATTTAAAAAAGGTGATGTTGTTAAATATTTAAAAGAGGGTCGTGGATATATAAGGGTTCTCGCAAAACAATTTGAGCGAGTAGCTTTATGGGAAATGAAAATCCCTTGTATGGATAAATAGAGATGAAAGAGATAGACCGCATTAACGTACACCCATTAAAAGAAATTTTTGATGGAGAGGCTTCTGGCTTCACCCCTTGGCTTACAAAGAATATTGGTGTGCTGGCTGAAAAGCTTGGTATCAATATATCAGAGGCAGAGAAAGAGCATAAGCTGGAGACAATGAAAGTTGATATTATAGCCAAGGCAGGTGATGATGGCGAGAAAAGCATAATCATAGAAAACCAGTTCGGCGATAGTGATTCAGACCATCTTGGAAAGGTGATAACGTATGCCGCTCATCATCATGCCGACTATGCTGTATGGATAGTTGAGAAAGCGAGAGCGGAGCATATCAGTGCCATTCAAATGCTAAATGACTCAACCATACAATGTAACTTCTTTCTTGTGGAGGTTACGGCTGTAAGTATTGGCGATTCAAAACCTGCACTTCTATTTGATATTGTATGTCAACCACCTTATGAAAAGAATGAAGCTTCGCCGAAGTCAAATACAGAGCAAAGGCTGATTGATTTCTGGACGGCATTCAATGAATATGCAAGCAAGAATGGGGCGAATTTCCAAAAGATGCCACAGAGCTATCACTGGATGAATATATCAACAGGAACGACAAAGGTACATTATGACCTTTTCATCCGCAAAGGTTCTGTATCTGTCCGTTTATTGCTTGATGGTTCTGATAAGGCTGAGAATAAGAAGCATTACAGAATGATAGAAAAGGATAAGGATTCTATCAATGAGGCATTCGGCAAGCCGCTCCTTCAGTGGAATATAGCAGAGGATAATAAAACAAGCGTTATCTTTGCGACAAACTATGAAAGAGGCGGTTATGAGCAAGATGATTGGAAGCCTATCTTTGCCTGGTTGCTTGAAGCTTACAAGAAACTATCAAAGATATTCAAGCCATATATAGAAAAGATAAAGAGTGAGGTATAACCGCCCCACTCTTTTCTTGTATATTACTTTGGTGTGCCTAAGTAATCGTTAAATTGCCTCACGACCTTCAATCACATTCAGATAGATATTGCCGCCCAAGATACCACTGAATGCCATTACGGCGTTGCCCATACTCTTAGCGAAGGTCTCCGCTTCCTTTGAATCCTCGATACCCTCGTTTGCGAAGAATGTAAGAGTCTTCTCCTGAATGGCGATAATCTCCTTCAAGAGGGTGATGCACCGCACGGTCTTATCACTAACTGAATACTGAACTGAATTATCCATTTAAAATGCTTCATTTAAAGATTCTAATTCTGTTCTTATTTCCTTCTTAGAAAGTTCCGTGATAAAATCTGCATATAATCTGACTTCTTCAAAAAGCTCTTTGAATTTTTCATCACCACGAAAGCCTTTCTTTTCTGAGAAAGAACCGATTTTGTTTTTAAAGACGATAACATCATTCAGATGCTCTAATACCTCATTTGTTTCATTGCTTAATGTAATCATAATTATTTTGTTTTTAGAATCGGGAGCGACCGCCGAAGCAGCCACCCCCCGAAGAGATACAACATATATTAAGATGAAATGAGAATCTAACTATTCTTCAAAATACCTTAAAAGGCGCATACGCAAAAATCCCTTTCTCCCAAAAGTACATATCTTTAATACATTCTTCAACAGTAATTTGGGATAGTTTCAATCCTCTGTACCTAGCACGAATACGTGCATGGTGTATCAGCTTACGCATATCTTCTCTATCCATACCCTACGCTCCTTTCTTGAATCTTTTCGCACCATCCTTGAGCTCGCAGAAGCCATCCTCCTCTCGCAAATTATAAAGAGCTTGCGTTTCTTCGGGCATACTATAAAAAGCCGAAATACGAGCCTTCTTTGCGTTGATAGGACTGTAGATAGTCCTTGTTATGTCAGACCATACGGCGAGAGCCCTCTTATCTTTGACGATATTATCACGGAACTTTTCGGCTTCATCGTGCATGATGTCGTATAAGCAGTTATCCGCTTGCGTGAATGCCATTTTAGCACGATGATTCTCGTAGCTTGGAGCAATATCAACTCCATACTCCCTTTCTGTAATCTCCATAACGTGTTTATGAGTATCATTAATCTGCTGTACAAGGTTCTGAATGGTGATAGCATAAGAACAGAGATAAGGGTTATACTTGCATTTAAGATTGCGAAGCTTATCTTCAATCATCTTACGCAACTTCTCAACCTTATCCTTAATCAAATCCCACAGATAAGTAGAATATTCATTATAGTAATCCTCATCCATGTGTCGCTCATACAACTTCATCGTATCACGAATAGATGTTTGGCATTCAGTAAAGTGCTTTTTAAGATTGAACTTAAACACCTTCTTCTTATCAAAGACCTCCTTAGAAATAAGAAGGAAGTTATCTGCTAAGATAAACTCCATATAGCAGCTTTGGCAGAGGGTAGAATAAGCGTAATCAAGGGCTTTCTGAATCTGCTCGTTATCAATGCCGCTCGGCACATAGACAACGGCTTTATAGCCCGAAACGTCCGTTTCCACATATCTTCCTTTATCTATATTGCAATCATTGTGATTGCCTAATAAAACAGGTGTTCCCATACTCTACTCCTCCTTATCTCCATTACCTTGAATGAGGCAAGCAAATACGCCTACGCTCACAATAACCGCCATAAAAATAACAAATCCCATACCTTATCCCTCCTTTTCCTTTAAGAACCGCACAAGGCAGTTGTAATTCTGACTAAAGCAGTTGATAATCTTAATTTGCTCACTACGTGTCAAATCCTCGAACTGTACCACTTTATCATTCTTATTCTTTATAGTCATACCGCAAAGGTCGCCACCGAGTTCAAGTGTGACTGTTAGACTAATATCTTTCTTACTCATAACAAAGCTATTTTTTTAATTTACGATAATGATAATATTTTTTGTATTTATGGCGCACAGCAGAGTACTTTTGAAGATTTTTCTCATATTCCTCACGAGGATAAGAGAATGCGCCTTCAGAAAGAGCTATACGCTCAAAATCGGCATACTTCTTATCATATCCAAGAAGCTCAACCAAATCCTTCGGATAACACCATGCAATCTGTAGTTTCTGTGGTTCATCTTTCTCTGGCGGAAACCTTATTGAACCTATATCCTGGTAACGTTTTGCATCAGGCATTCTCATATCCTCAATATAAGGTTGTAACTCACCACTTCTTACGTCTCTGAAAAAGACAAAGATAGCATTACTACCACAAGGCTCAGTAACAGGGTGGAGTATCTTATCAATACGTTCTTTCTGTTCTTTCTGATTTTGTTTATAGCCTTTCTTGTACCCTCGAATAAAAGCCCCCGAACATACTTTAAGCAAACCATCTGGGCAAATATGATGATTGCATTGCCCACAATGACCTTCATTGCCGTTAGCTATTTTAGCTTTATCTTCTAAACTTAATCTCTTTGTCATATTATTACAGATTAATTATTAATATTCCATTATCAAGCAACACGCATCCCATAACGAATAGAATCATCAAGAATGCCGTGATGCCTAATCTTTCACTAAGAGTGATAACACCTTCTATCTTTCCGCTTATCGCCCCAACAGCGATAACGCTGCTGAATGCGATAACTATTGCGCCTATAACGATTAATATTTCTCCTGTTCCCATTTTTCAACCTTCCATTCTTCTGTAATATCCATCTGTTCACGATATTCCTTTACCGCATTGGTAAAGTAAGGAGAGATATTCAAATCCTTAACGAAAGAGGTGATTGTTTCCGTCTGATGACAGTTATCACCTTGTACCCATCCATCATCCTCTTTAACGAAGCAGAAAACGGCAAAACAAGACTTCTGTTCGCCAGTTTCGTTATCCCATATCTGCTGCCTTCTTGCACAGAACTTCATTGTTCGTTCGTTATTGAATAACTCATAGCCATCACCCGTGCGTTGAGCAAAGGGAACTTCACCCTTTGCTTCTATGATAAACTTCTTTTCTTTAATCTCTTCCATAGTCATTATGTGTTAGAAACTACTGAATAGCTTTCGTCTTTGCCGTAAACCACATTTACGTTGAGAAGATTGTTAAGCCTGAATCCCATAGTCCAACTGAACCAAAGATACCCTAGTTTCTCGGCAACCTTGATAGCTGTGTCGGCATATTTCTTGGCATCACCTTTAAAAGGCTCTGAGCCGTAATAAGAATAACCATTATCAAAGACCATTTTGAACACCTGCCCCTCTGGCAATTCATACTTACAGAAATCATCATAAGGAAGAATATTTCCATCTACCTCAAAGCAAATCTGCTTATAATCAAGGAAGGAGATAAACCCTTTATCATTGATAGTAAGATTACTTCGTTTAAGAGTATCTAACACATCTTTCTCCTCTTCTTTATTAAGAATGCGATAATTAGTAAAGATAATCTTACAGCTCGCTTTTTGTGGTACGTTATCAACGATTGCAATAAGCGGAATAAAGCTGCTAAAAGAGCCAGATAAAGCTATTCCCTGTTCTCTTAAAAAACGCTCACCATCGCACTTATCAAGATACACGATAGCTAAAGGAAACTCCTTTCTGAACGCTACATATAAATTCTTAAATTCTACGAACATAAGCCTACGTTTTAATACATGTCGTTCTCACTAAAACCATTGATGAAGATTGTCTTCTTATCGTGGTCTATCTCCATATCCTGAGCGCAAGCCCAATTCAAGCATTTATTCAGCTCATCATCGAAAGTCCCCATAAACGAACCGCCAGGTCGCCAAATCTTGCGCATACCCTCACGTTTGAGCTCTCTGCCACCGCAAGCACCTTTCCAAGCGAAGCCAGCCAACCAATGAACCTTGTAATCTGGGTGATTGGCTACTTCTTTTCTTACATCTTCATTGCTACACAAACCAAATTTTACCACATTTCCCATTGTATTGTATCTCCTATATTTATGGGCAGCTATTACGCTGCCCGATTAATAACTAAAATCCTTCTTTCATTAATTCGATGCCGTGCTTCACACCTTCAAGGTAATGAACCGCATCGCTAGCATTTCCTATATTTTTGATAGGATTCTCACCTACGAGGATGAGCCACCCGTCTGAATGTAACTCAGCTGTGACTATTACCTTACCATAAGCAGCATTAATCTGCTTGACAAGATTCTCAACACCTTTTGTACTAACTGCTACTGCCATAATTGTATCTCCTATATTTAAACGTTAATTATTTCTTCTTCATACATTCCTTCACTGCGTATTGGCTTTTAAGAAGGCATTGTGTGGCATTCAAGCCTTTCAAAGGAATGAATACCTCTACGATAGCATTCCAACGTCCTCTAAACGTACCCGAACCTTTTGCGTTGGCGATAAAAGAATCAATATCTGATTCACTAACCAAAGCACCTGAGTACTTGGTGATAACCTCACCTGTGAATTTATTGATAATTGTAATCATTGTCGTATCTCCTATAATTTAAATATTAAACCTATTTATTAATTATTTACACCGCAAAATTAATAATTTCTTTTGATACTACCAAATTTCCCCAGTGTTTTTATTATTATTTTAATAGAAATTAATACAAAATCAAAGAAATCCGATATTTTTACACAGAAAACTTATCTTTTATCCATTTTTCGATGGTTAAGATAAAGTCGTCCAATGAGCGGCAAATGCTGTACTGAAAGCCTAACCGCTCAACATCAGACTGAAATTTGGCTTGCAAATCAGATTGATATCCGCTCTTCGTTTTAACTTCCACAAATAGGACATTTCCTTTTGCTATAATAATAAGGTCGGAGAAGCCAGCCAAAACGCCCTCACCTTTCATTATCTTTGCTTCAAGCGCACTTCGTTGTCCTCCGTTAGGGATGGCAGCAATGATGTAATTGGGATATTGCAAGCGAAACCACTTCACCATCTGAACCTGAATCTGCGATTCAATATGCCGTGGTTTGCTTCTGCCTTTCTTCTGGCTCTCCTTCTTTAAAAGCTCATCGTACTTCATTATCATACATCTTTATTCCAAATCTTTTTAAGATAAAACTCTATCATTTCCTCACAATGCCTTCTTTCATAAAGATAAGCATTACAATCAATCTTCTTCTTACAGAGGTCAACATCGTTCTTTGCTAAGAGGTATCTGTAATAGATTAAGGTTTTTAAATCCTCAGTCCTTTTACAAGCCTTTTCAAGCTTCTTTTTAGTTTCATTCAGCTCTTTATTCTTTTTTGTAATGCGAAAAATCTCTTTCTGTAAGCGATAGACGAATATCCACATAGCGATAAAAGGCAAGAACAATATCGCCGCCGACCAACCATCTTTGACCGCACTACTGATACAGCATCCTAGCAAAAAGAATGCACACAGCAGCTCAACATGAGAGCCGCACCAAGATAAAATCTTCTTCATATTGATATATTATTTATCAGTTTCTAATTTTGATACCTCGCTATTGAAGTACTTACGCATACCTTCGTAAATCTTCAACTGACGAGAAAGTTCTTTGTTCTTTCTGAGAAGCTCATCACGCTCGGCAACGACCTTCTTATAATCATCATTATTCAATTCATTGATAGCTTTTTTGAATTGATTGATAACGTTATTACAGAGCACAAGTTTATTACTCTGCTCTTTCACCTTATTCTGTAAACGGCAAAGCTTGATTTGCATCTGTGAATAATTTTGTAGTACTCGCAATACCACTCTCTCATAAGGAACATCATTATTATACTTTGTTTCTTTCATTCTTATTCTCCTTCCTTCTTTTTAGCATTTTCAAATATAGGATATTTCGCTATCTGAGTGATAGCGACTTCTTCGGCATCACGCTGCTCCTTGGTCTTCATCCATTGCAAGCAAGGACGGCGTTCAGACATAGTAAGAGACGTTATCAGTCCTAACATCTCGTCAAAACCAAGTTCACCGCTACTTTTATCGCCTTAAAAGACCTCGAAGTAGCCATTATTATACTGTTTAATAATTACATCTTCCATATTATAGATATTTTTTAGCCTTATCGTAGATACTGAAAAGATATAATCAAGGTAAAGCTACTTCACCTCTTCTGTATCTCTCCCAAAACTCTTTATCGTACCTAACTCCTTTTTTGAACCTATGTCCGATAGTGTTACCTTTTTCAAATCTACAGCCGTAGTTGTTACCTTTCTTGAAAGAAAACCTTTTGCTACTTGCTTTAGAAACGATATTCGCTATCTTTATAGTTGCTAATTTCTTAGAGTAAAGCCATCTTTCATCTTTTCTCAATCCGAGAGAGCGGGCTTTGTTTTTAACCTGCCTTATTTTACAACAGAACTCTTCAGCAACTTCCTCGTTTGTGTGAAAAGGAAAGTATTCTTTGAATCTTCGTTCTTCATCTTCACTCCAATACCGATAACTACCACGATAACGAATATCTCCGAATTTAGCAACAAATCTTGGTGATGCCGTTTTTGCTCCTTTCTCCTTTAATCGCCGTCGGACAGTCTCATAAGGAATTTCTACTTTCTTGCTAATTTCACGAATCGTAAGACCTTGTATGTACAGAGACAACAATCCATCATCTATAGAATGAGGATATTTCAGCACACAATAACCTCTGTTTCCTACTCCCATACCAATGTTTTTAATTGTTCAATACTCTGATAAGAGATTTTGCATTTCTTATTCTCGTAGCAACCATCTTTAGCAAGGGCGTTCCACAGAGCATTAAGACAGATGCCAATCTTCTCTTTATCGTACTTCAAATAAATCTCTGGGCAGGTACGGAAAGGCTCAGGCTTTTTATCTTTCAGTTGAACCACAACGACCCTCTTTGCCCTTGTTGGTCTATTACTCAATTCTATCATTTATTCACCTCACTTTCTATCTGCTTCTGTGATTCACGGATAAGCAAGTCAAGTACCTTACTAATAACATTCGGATTCTTTATGCTGTAATCACCGATATTAGTAAGGAGTTTCACCTCAACGACCATTCCGTTATTTCGCAGCAGTTTATATTGAGTATTCAACTCTTTAATTTTATCCAACTTATCCATATAAACACTATTTGCTATTATACGCAAGCATATACAGCCTACGATGCTCTTTATGAGCATTATACCAAGCTTTGGCTCTTTCGATGCAAGCTTCACGATGCTTCTTATAGTAGGTCTTGCCGTATTTGCTTCTGCGCATTTTACGTTCAACTTCTGTCATAGTTACCTAATAGAGCGGAAGGAGATACTATAGAATAGACCTCCATCCGCAATTATATATTTCATAGCTTAAAAATCATCAGAACGGCAAGCGGAGTACCCTTCGGGATAATGAGATTACGGGAGCGTGAACCGAAGTTTGTCTGCTCCTGTATCATTGTCTCGTCATTGATTGAGAGTACGAGCTTTACCTTTTCCTTCTCCCCTACCTGTGTGGAAATCACATCGGAATGCTGTAAGCGATAATCTGATTCAGTAGGAAGACCATAAATTGCATTGTCTGTGATTGGAACAATCAAGCCACGATAACCCTCTTTAAGAGTGAAGTACGTTACTACTTCTATTCTTCCTTTACGAGCTTCAATATTATAAGGAGCACAGATAACAAAAGAACCGTTTGTGTTAATCTCAGGTTCATAATTTAAACCTTCAACCTCAAAAGGGAACTCATTCTCTTTCTCATGTTCCTCAACTTGCTTCTCACTTTGCTGCTGAGCCGCATTTTCTTGGCTCTGCGAAGCGTTCTCATTCTCCATAGACATATTATTGCCATCCAAATTCAAAGGCTGTTCTGCGCCATTTTTCTTAGGTCTTGCCATAATTTACTCCTCCTTCTTTTCCTCGTTAGACTTCTGTTCCTTCTCCTCCTTTGTCTTATGCTCGAAGACATCGCAAACATTGGTTTTGCTGAGACCGATGATTTCGTAGTCTATCATGGTCTTCCCCATCACCTCATCAATGTTACTGATTGCTCGGTGCATAGACTTTGCTTGCACGAGATAAGTCACGTTGCTACGCTTCTCCTTTTCTGTCTTTTCGTCTAAGGTGATAAATTGCAGTTTGCAAATATAAAAACTATCATCATCCTCTTTATCGCTAAAGAAAATCTCGCCAAAATTAGATTTAGCAATACCGCTCACCCTCAACTCGCCGCTTACATAAACCGACATTTCTTCAATGATAGCACTCTCAGCTTCTGTAAAGCTCAAAGCATCTACTACGTATGCTTCAGAAACAACCTTCTCTGAACCATCCTCCATTGTCTTCAGATATTTCACTTTGGTCTTAAACCATGTACCTGTTCTAATTCTCATAATTATCTAATTATTACTATATTTCCATTTAAATCCACCTGCGCTCTTAGCTTTCCCATTTGCGCAACGGATAATATCATGTCTATTAATATTTGTTCTTGCGCTTGCATCGTAAGTCCCAATATACGTTTCTATGATACATCCTGTTTGTAAATTAATTTGATGTATTTCTTTTGATAAAGGGCTTTTTGCTCCTCGTTCTCCTTTATTAGTAACCTTTCTTCCCATTTTTCTGAAAGAATAAAGGATATTATAAGAATAAGTACACCATTCCAAATTAGATACCCTATTATCCGTCCGTATCGCATTTCTATGATTTATTATTGGATAGTTATTCGGATTATCTACAAAAGTGATAGCTACAAGTCTATGTACAAAATAAAACTTTTGCTTTCTATCTTTTGTCAACCCTACAGTATAATATCCACCTCTTGTAAGAGTGAATTTTAGTATTCTTCCTAAAATTTTTCTTTTTTTGTTATATTTTCCACATCTTACAATTTTATCATAACTTTTCACAATACCATTAGATGAAATCTTATACAAATTCTCATATCCAGGTATATCCTTCCATACTTCTGTATCTTCTTTATTTCTAATCTCCATATTTCTAATAATCTAAAACTAACTTAAATCCTATATCTAAGAAAGCTCTTATACTAAAAGGGCAAATCGTTTAAATCCTGCGCCTGTGCAAAAGGAGCATCGCAAGTAGATGCTCCATTCAGAGCTTCAAAGTTTGCAGGTTTCAAGCCACCTAGAATAGGCATCGCCTTCTTCTCCTCATCTGTCATTTTCTCACGAACCTCTTTAGGTAACGACTGCTTAATCATGTGAGTTTCCTCATACTTAGGGTTCTTCAACGCCCAAGCGGTAAGGTCGAGATAAGCAGCCTTCGGACGATTATTTTCATCCGTACTAATGAAGATATTATTCTCTTCAATAGGGATAACCAAGCAACGAAGCACTTCGGTTCGCCCTGGTATTTGCATAACGCCAGCTCTTTTGAGCTTCAGCAAGTTTAATTTTCCGTTATAATCTGTCATATTGTATAAATTTAAAAAACATAGCCCCAAGAGAGGGAATCGAACCCTCGCCAACCTCCGCTTATTAAGAGCTGCTTATTACGGAGTGTCTTCGCATACATTCTTTAACACAGTAGAATAAATGAACTTATAATATTCACCTCTTTCCTTTAGGGTTTGATAAGAATATCGGTATCACTACCATACAGCCCACGCACACCCGTGCGATTGGTTTTCCTTGGGATAAAAAGCCCTACCGCCGTAGGGCAAAAAACAAGAACCATAATTAATATTTATCTAACTAACAATTGACATAACTGATTACCTCACGGCAATATATATCAGAACCTAGATTTAACTTTTCTAAAAGAAAGAGCCGACACCTCACGGCGGCTTAAAGGCTCTTATTATCGACTTTTTCTATATTCAATCTTATATGTAGTTATGCGTTTGGAATCAATGTATTCTGAATGAAGCTACTCATTGCCAAGTTCTGTGAAAGAATCATTGGCTGGTCGAGCTGAGTTGACTTATACATATCGGTAGCCGCATTGTACAAATCCCAAGCGGTAACAATATTGCGCTCGTAGTAGGCAATCATCATTCTTTCGGTCAAGCGACCAATCTGTGCTTGATTGAGAGGAATGACCTGAGGGTTGCGAATGCCTTTGTATTTCGTTTCAGCAGCAACACGGAGCGAGGTCAGTATACCGATGATGGTAAACATCTCCTGTGCCTTAATCTCACGATTCTTCATACGCTCTATCATTTCATCATTGGCATCAATGATACCTCTTAGATTAGCGAGCCAAGCATCAGCACGTTGAAGAAGCTCATCGAGCTTAAAAGCTCCTCTTCTGCTATTGAGGTCTGAGTAGGTAGCACCGTAATGCTCGGCGTTAAGAAGGCACTGATTATGACAAATAACTACGTTTCTGCCAATACCTAACTGAATACCCTTCTGATGGAATGATACCGCCATATTGGTTGTAATCTCATCATTACCATCACCCTTATCGAAGTCACGCAAGCGAATATTACAGAATACTCGGCGAAGGATATGAGCCTCTACAGCTCTATCACCCATCAAAGCTTCCTTCTCAGGCAAACGGGTAACACCTGGAGTATTGCGGTCTTTGTTATTCGCCGCAAAGAGGTCGTAAATCTCAGCCTTATAGCCATGCTTCTCGCACAAGCCTTCCACCTGATGAATGAGGTCAAAATGATAGATGCCCTTCAAAGGCTTTCCGTACACATCATTCTCTTTCTCGGTGCGTTCAAGCTGTTCTATTGTCAGAATCTGTACCTTGGATGTCTCAAAATCCAAGAACTGATTCATATTATCACTCTTCAACTCTGGCTGCTTTGCAACCGCTACCTCTGCTACTTTTGGCTGTGCCATCAAATTCATTGCCATTGTGTTCATTGTTGTATCTCCTATTTTTTAATACGTTAAACAAAATAATTATTACTATATATACTATTAATCTTCAATATCATTGAGAACCTCCATGTGTTGCGTTTCTCCTACCAACTCAACATTCTGCGAAAGGTTCTTTGTGTTAAGGAATACCCATTTAGGTATGATGCAAAGATTATAGTTACTATCTAAGGCATCATCCTTGATAATCAGTTTAGACTTAGGCACGAAGACCTTTGTCTTACCTTCCTTTCCGTTGAAAAGGAAAATCTGAGCATTCTTTGACTGTTCCATCATCACATCTTTGCGACAACGGAATTTAACCAACGTTGTTACTATCTCCATATTACCTCCTTCTTTTAGTAAGCGAGCCAGATAGCGGCATACGCTAAGATAATTCCACTAGCGGCAAGGAATGCTGCCTGTACCGCATTCTTTACATCTTCGATTCTCCAATTACTTGGATTCATCATGTCTTTTTCTTTTTTCATTTTTCGTATCTCCTATATTAGTAGCAGGGTGGTTAGCCCTGCTGTCACCTTTCTTAGATTTCGAGTGACTGAACCTTGCGGACAATCATTGAAATATAATTGCTCTCCTTACCGCTCTCTTTCATCTTCTTATTGGTTCGCTTATCAACCTCGAAGACAATTCTTCCTAAGGTATGCCCGTTGCTACCATTATCAAATGTATGATAATAGTAATCGAGATTAACGTGAACCTCTAAGAAATCATCAGGTGCATCAACCTTATTTCTTATTGCAATATAGCCTTCCAAATGAATCTCTTTGAAGAGCATTGGCATTGTCTGAAACGATGTACTTACCAACTTCTCATACTCGTTGCCTCTATAATCTTTTTCAACCTTTATAGAAAGCTGAGCGTTGATGCCCAAGCGATGAATGGTTGTCTCAACATCATTGATGATGTAATCTAAGACCTGCTTGCTTAAAATCTCTGTTTTCATTGTCGTATCTCCTATTTTTAATTTATTAATAATTTCTACATTAATTATATGTATCAAAAGCTATTTTATTAACTTTGATACCGCAAAATTAATAACTTTCTCTCAGACTACCAAATTTACTAATAGCTATTTTTAGTTTATTAATACTATATATTAGTTTTTTAATAGATTTTAAGCGAATATCTTAGATTTTCTTTGTAATTTTGCGGCGTAAAAAGGAAAGTACTAGTTTCCAAACAAAGAAAAGAATCATATATACCCAATCAACACAATGAAAGGGTTCGATATATAACCAAACGGAATGATTGCTAGTACCTTTCATCTGTTTGGTTTTTACATTAATATATATATAATGATGAAAAGAATAAGAATAGGAATACAGGAAGCTAAGTTTGCTCTGAGCGATAGGAATCGCTTAGATGCCTTCTGCTTGCTCCTTAAAATAAAGCTCTTATTCCGCTCATCAGACCTTAATCTTGTATCATATAATCATTGCGCTAAATTATTGCATATTGACAATAATAAATTAAAGAGACTGCTTGAATATGGTTGCAAGATAGGGTATTTCCGTTTTGAAGAGAAAAATGGAAAGAAGAGATTCATTGCACGTAGCATACATTCAAATAATGGATATAGTTATAAGCTTCGCAAGGATGATTTAACGAAGATGACATTTCCAGCCCTCAAAAACCTTTTGAGAAGAATTGTCATGGAGAACCAAGTTAGAATGCAAGAAGACGTAATCAATACGCACAATAAGGGGACGAATGGGAGAAATGCGAAGACTATTCGCAAGGCTCTCAAACGTGAAAGTCGTATGTTGAGGAAGAAGTTCAGTGATAACAAAGGTTTATCTTATGACAGAATCAAGGACGTTATCTATGGTACGATGTACCAAGCGTTCAAAGTTACAAATCAGCTTGTAAACAAGGGTATCATCAATAAGCGCACAAGAATCAAGGAAGTAAGGTGCGATGCAAAGGTATGTACCAACAATATGGCTATTACGGATTTTGAAGGTTCTATAATAGTGATAAGCGCAAAAAATAGAAGTGCATTTTCCATTGAATCGAATATCTATCGTATGCAGATGGACGATGCAATATCAATATCTCGTCATGGTATGAGAAGAAAGGAGGCAAAAATGTAGTTTATGTAAAATCAAAAATAATAAAATAAGGGATGAGGGCTTTAATTTATTCCCTTATAGGGGGCGACAGCCCCAAGAAATAATTAACTAACGGGCGCACATACGCCCCACCCGATTATATAATAACACAGGAGATACAAAATGGAGAAAAAGAAAAATTGGCTCGATACTTACCTCACACCAGCAAAAGAACTTGTTGGATATGAGTGCTATGTAAGTTGTGATTATGAAGATAAGTTCGCAATAGGAAAATTTTCAGTTATCATCATTAAGAACGGAGAAGTTATAGCAAAAGAAAAGAATCACATCTATTGTGCTTCAAAGGCAGTCGTTATTGTAGAAGCGATACTGTTTATGATGCAAAAATGCGAGAATGCCGATGTTATCACAATACACTCGGAATATTTTAAAAATTACTTCGCCTTTTTCAACGAGGCGAGAAAAGCTAACGCACAAACAAAGAAAAAATATCTGAGCTTATACAAAAGCTTTAGAAAGGATGCGGAGGTAATCTTTGACCTCACTACTTGGTGTAAAAGAAACAAATACGATGATGAGGTTGAGAAAATGTTAAGCGATAACTAAACTATAGGAGATATGCAAGATGAAAAATGAAACGAAATTAAAGAAGCTGATGTCTTTCTTAGACGAAAACGGCATCAAGTACACCACACCTCGAAAGAGAAAAGAGGGAAGTGCCCACCTCTTCATCGGTCAGTACATGATTGCTGTAAAGATAGAGGGTGAAGATGATACATTATTCTTCAATAAGCATAAGAGAGGAAAGCATCCTTTCTTTATCAGAACTTCGGAGACACCGAAATACATCATCGAAAAGATGCAGAATCTGATTACGAAAATGATGTTAATACAACAAAAACATTTTATGGAACAACAAAAATAATTATATGGAAAGACTTAATTTTAAGATAGAGTTCGCTGATAATGGGGTTATTGTTACAGATGATAGCTCTGGCTGTGTAAACGTCTATCAAGAAAAAGAAGACGGCAATTATCACGAATATACGAAGAGAGCTATCAGCGAATCCATAGCTGAAACCATTGCTCATCTTTTGCTTGATGGCACGGAAAAATTGAAGCAGAAGTCGATTTATAAAATCAAAATTGAGACAAGATAATATGTTATACCCAAAGAAAGAAAAGAAGCCGAATACGGCTATCAAATATGAAGTACGTGAGTTTATTCACGGCGGTATTGAATATGTGACTGATTGCCCTTTCGGCGAATGTGGTCAATATACGCACGCTCTGCATAAGGTCGGTGCTATTGAATGCAATCTTTGTAGGTATCAGAAGAAAAATAATACAGAAACAAGGGTTGTAAGATGTATGCATCCATTATTACAGGAATCATTAGTTAATAAACCTTTTAAAAAGTAAGAGTTATGATAGAATCAATGAAGATACGTGAAGGGCTGGTATTTACCTTACCAATAGAGCCTGGTAAGGTAGTCCATGTAAATGACGAACTAGAAATTTACATTTATAACATCGGAGAAAAAAGATATTCGTTAGCCAATATTCTCCCTCTCAGATTGAAAATTATCAAGGTAGATAAATCTAATGTTGAATGCAATATTATAGCAGACGAATATAATCTTCCATACGAAAAGAATATCCCTATTCAGTTTGAAGAGATTGCAAAAAACGGCACTATCGTTACAGAGGAAAAGGAAGAAATGGTTAATCACCCTAACCATTACGCTTGGCTAAAGGAACTCTGCGGCATAGAGCCGATTGATATTTGCCGCCACCTTGATTTTAACTGCGGTTCGGCAGTCAAGTATCTCTTACGCAAGGGAAAGAAGGAAATGAACCTTTCCGAGCGTGAACAGAGAGTGCAGGATTTAAGCAAAGCAATCTTCTATCTAAAAGATGAGATAAAAATGTTAGAAAATCAAAAATAGTAAAGATATGAAAGAGTTGATAAAGAAAGAAACCATGACCTCGCTTGAAATTGCCGAGGTTACAGGTAAGCGGCATTCTGATGTTCTTGAAGCTATCAGAAACATGGAAGCTGCTTGGGAAAAAGTAGCCCAACGGAAATTTCCGCTCGGCTCATACAAGGACGCAAACAACCAAGACCGCCCTTGCTACATTCTAAACAAAACCGAGTGCTTGTATGTCGCCACTAAGTTCAATGACGAGGCAAGAGCGAAATTGATTCTTCGTTGGGAAGAACTAGAAATCAAACAATGTGAGCAATATCAAGTGCCACAGTCATTTGCCGAGGCTCTGATGTTGGCTGCAAAACAGCAACAAAAAATTGAAGAGCAACAGAAACAACTTGAAGCAAGCTCAAAGGAAATCGTAGAGTTGAACGGTGCTATATCCGAGATGCAACCAAAGGTAACTTATGTAGATAAGATTCTATCAAGCAATGAGACTGTAACGACAACGCAAATTGCACAGGACTACGGTCAGTCAGCAAAGGCGTTCAATATCTTGCTTCGTAATTTTGGCATTCAACATAAGGTTGGCGGTCAGTGGATATTGTACGCAAAGTACCTTCCTTATGGTTATGTGCAATCTGATACTGTACCTATCGTTCATCGAAACGGAACGAATGGCTCGGTGATGCACACAAAATGGACTCAGAAAGGAAGATTGTTTCTTTACGAGGAGTTGAAGAAGCATGGCAACTTACCTCTCATAGAGCAAAATCAGCAATGAAGATAAGCAAGGCTCTTATCAGACAAATTCGCTGCGACCTCCTTTCGCATACAACCGATGCGGAGAAGGCTGCGGCGAAAATATGCACTCAGTTAGGATATAAGGTAATACCACAGCAGCCGATAGTTACGGGCAGAAAGCTATACTTCGCTGATATATATCTGCCCGAGATAAAAACGATTATTGAGCTCGATGGTGGTTATCATTTTACTAAAGACCAAAAGCGAAAGGATGGCAATCGCTCTTCGGGTATATGGCGGCTCGGGTATCATGTAGTGAGATTGAGCAATCACGATGCTAGGAATCCGAAGAAGGTTAAGGCAAAGATAGATATGATACAACGCAAGGCAAAGTAACCAAGAATATTGGCTATCTTGCCTTTTATTTTTATTTCTTAATAACTATGCATAAACTAAAAGAAAACCGCTTAGACTGCAAGAAAATCGCCAAAAACAGCATTTGTTTACACAGCTTTTATTATTTATTATTATTTTATTAATAGAAATAGTAATTTTGCAATCGAAAATTATTTATTAACGTTTAAAACAGAATTACTATGACAATAAAAGAAAAAGTGCTTGCTTCTGCCAAAACATCATTTGCAAAGTATGGTTTGAAGAAGGATGAACTTTCAAAGCTGGTTGACCAGATTGTTGCAAGTCGTGGTCTAACAGATGAGTCAAAGGACGAGGACGTAACGAGTGCTATCACGGCGGTTGAGCCTTTTGTTGGTATGATGCAATCATCATTCAATCGTGCGGTCAGTGAAACAACGAAGAAATTCGATGGATGGATTGACCCTAACGACCCTAACCATAAGCCAACTCCACCAGTTCCTCCTACCCCTCCAGTACCTCCAACAGGGCTTACACAAGAGCAGGTTCAGCAGATGATTGCCGAAGCAATAAAGGGTAATCAGCAAGCTATCAAAGAAGCCGTTGCCGCCGCCATTGCTCCATACAAGGAAAAGGAAGAAAGAGCCCGTCTCAATGACCTTTTCGGCAAGAGCGATAAGTTGAAGAATATCCCAGAGCAGTTCCGTTCACGTTATCAGCTCGACAAGGAGGAGAACCTTGAAACTCTCGCACAGCAATGTGCTGATGATTGGACTGCATTGAAGCAGTCGCTTGTTGCAAGTGGCAGTTTCGTTGAAGCTCCTAAGGCGACTTCTTCTGAAGACGAGCAGAATGATTTCATTAAAAGAATGCAAGGCTTCTCGGAGCGTAATGCTCCAAAGGAGTAAGGCATTATCAATGAATTATGTTAAACTCTTAAAAAGAAGAAAATTATGTCAAACAGAGGCTATTTTTTGCATAGAACCAAGCCAGAGGATATTAAGGAAGCACTTTGGCTTGAAGAGCAGTGCCTTCGCCGACAGGGTGGTTACGACCTCGACCGCACCAATCTTCCAGCCACTTTGAAGTGGGTTGCAAAGGGTACGGTTCTCAGATTGGTAACTGGTGGTAAGGCACAGGTTGTAAAGACTGCAAAGGCTGTAGAAAAGGCTGATAAGGCTGCTACAGCTTTAAAGATTGCTAGCGGTTCTTTGTTCCAGGTTGGAGATAAGATTGCTGGTGCAACCATTTCGGCGATTGCTTCTGCTGATGGTGTAGATACATTGACCGTATCAGCACTTGATAATGCGGTTGCTAAAGATGCGGTTGTATCAGATTATGATAAGACTAAGGATGTGCTCCTTGGCTTTTCATACGATACTCTCGATGTAAGAGACCAAGATTCTTCTATCGCAGCTACTCCTACCTTACAGGTAATGGAGGTAGAGGAAGATTCTCTCCCTTATCCTATCAACGAAGATATTAAGTTGGGTATCAATGCTGTTGGTATCGCTTTATTTAAGATTCAGTAACCTTTAAACGTGGAGATTATAGATTATGAATAGTATTTTGAAGAATCTGCAAGACCCAAAGTCTTTTCAGACCTACATTGACGAATACATGAAGACTTCCACCTACAAGGCTGAGTGGAAAAAAGAGTTGAAGACTGTTGAGTATTGCGCCGCAAAGGTATATCAGGCGAATATGGCTACTTATGCTGCTGCTATGGTCGGTTCTGTTGTCGCTAAGAACGCAGAGCGTCCATTGCATACCATGCCTGATTGGGGTCAGCTTACGGGCTCTATCGGTCGTATCGCCGATGAGTGGGAGCTTGATAACGACTACCTCGACCAGATGCACCTCTTGGAGGGTAAGTACAATGATATGAAGGGACGTGGCAGTTATACACAGTCACAACTCGATGCTAAGTACGATGAGCTTATCAAGTACTCATTCAAGCCTTTCGAGTTGGCGGTTATCGCTCCTCACAAGCGTATTGATATGTTGTACTTCGAGGGATTGTTCAAGGGTACTCAGACAGTATCACGTACCAATAATTCTAAGGCTAACGTATCTTACACCTTTGATTTGGGTGTTAAGCAGCTCTCTGCTACCACAAATTGGGGTGAGGTGAACGCAACTCCTATTGAGGATATTAAGAAGTTGAAGGACGAGGCTCGCAAGAAGGGTCGTAAGATTCTGCGTCTTCGTATGTCTGAGAACACATTCTTCGCAATGTGTAAGGCAAAGGAGATTAAGGACACCTTCCGCTTGAACCTTGGTGAGATTACCATCAATCCTGCTGCACCGATGATTAGCGTTGACCAGATGAATATCTATCTGCGCTCTATCCTCTTGCCAACAATTCAGATTGATGAGGATAAGTTTGTTGAGCTGCCTGACAAGACTGTTTACAACCTTATCCCAGATAACCGAGTTGTTGCAATGTGCGCCGAGAAGGTGGCTGTGCCTAAGTGCGCAGAGTGCTTGGAGGCTATTGACCCTGTACCTAACGTATCTTACTCTACATACGATAACAACCTTATCGGTTATTGGAGAGATAAGAAAGGTTATCACCTTACCAACGAAATGTGGATGCAACCAGTATTCGATGGTATCGAAGACTTCTATATCTTGAAGGTTGGTGCTTAATGCACTGACCCTCAGTTATGAATATATTGATTTAATAAGTGAAACTTCATAAGATAACAAGATTAGCATGACAATTTCTGAAGCCATAGCAAGCGAGATTCAGCCTTTCTCTACCTCAGATGAGACTTTGGAGAAGATGTTTATTGATGCTGTTGATAAGTTTAGCATCACGGCATCCGTGGCTGATGAATACTCTGTAGCGGTAAAGAAACCCGTAGCCTATGCGGCTATGCGTATCCTCTACAAGATGAATCCATTATCAAGTGAGAATGTTGGCGGTATCTCTCAGAGTTACAAGAACGACAAGAATCTCATTGATAAGATGATTAAATCTATTGCGAAGGATGCTGGATTGGATGCTGACCTTGTTATTGATAGTACTTCTGATGATTATTGGATTCAGAGTGTGAAGGTATGGTAATCAAACAGATAGCGTATGAACTTTGAAGATATACTTAAAGTAAAAGGTGCTCCACAAGATGGCTTTGATGAGGACGGAAATCCTATCGAACAACCAGAAGGAGAATGGCAAACCTTTGGAAAGTGCGTTATTTTGCCTAATTCGCAGGCGAAGATTATCACTCTGGCAGACGGGCAGCAGTACGTGTATTCACACGAAATCTATGCTCCTCTCTCAAAAGCAAAATACCCTCTCATACCGAAGGAAGGCGAAAAGGTTTGGATAACCAAGAAAGATGGCACGATTGATAAGGAAATGGAGGTTAAAGGCTTCGTAACCTTAAAGAAACGCTATCTTAGAATTTGGCTCTAATAGGCGGCAATATGGCAAAGGTTGAATTACAAATCAAAGGTCGTGAAGCCTTACAGAAAAGGTTGAACGAAAAGAGGCAGCAGATTATCAGCTACCTTAATATGCGTTTGATGCAACTTGCCGAAGAAGCGGTCACCTACTCTAAAGAAAACAAAGGGTATCAAGACCGAACTGCAAATTTAAAGAACTCAATTTCTTTCGCTCTCTATCTTGACGGACAACTCATTACCTCGGCAGTTGGTAAGATTCCAAAGGCAGAAGAAGCGGAAGGAGGACAAGAAGGCGTAAGTGCTGCACTCAATGAGTATGCACAGAAAGAAGGTGTGGTAGCCCCTAAAGGGTACTCCCTCGTTATTGTTGCTGGTATGAACTACGGTAAATACGTAGAAGATAAAGGCTACAATGTCTTACACCTTACAAAGTATTTCCTTCGTGACGAAATGAAGAAGATTTTTGAAGAAGTAGCTGAAATGATTAAAAGCGATAGTTAGATATGATACTCGGAGATAAAGCGGTAACGGCATTATTTAAGTATCTCAATGATAATATTGAGAGTATAGGCATAAAGGAAGGTCGTATCTTTAAATATGAGATACCCGAGAAGTTGGCGGTCTGTGATTATATCGCCATCAATCATCTTCCCTTTGTGTATAGTGATGCCATTAATGAGGGTGTAGTGAATTTGAATATTCATTGCCCTAAGACCTTATCAAATCTACCTAACATAAAGAAACTCTCTGATTACTCGGAGAAGATTCTTTCTCTGTTTGGTGATGGTACTTATCTCGGTGGCTGCTACTTTGATTTCTATTCTATCTCTCGCCCAACTCGTGATAATGATAACACTTATTACGTCAATATGAAATTTAATGTAACGTATAATAATTTAAAAGAATAAAACTATGGCAAAGAATGGTGTATATGGCTTGGAAAGCTTCAGTTTTGCCGATTGTGTCGAAAATGGCGGCTATCCTACAACATGGAGCGACAAAATTAAGGCTGTCGTTTCTGGTAGCTTGAGTTTTAACGACCAGGCAGCACAGACATCGGATGTAGAGGTTGAGGATTCAGAAGACCCTTACGCAGTGCTGACCACATCAGCAGCAACAAAGGGCTTTACCTTGCAGACATACGATTTCTCAGAAGATAACTTCACAAAGCTTCTTGGTTATACAAAGGATGCTGGTGCTGCTGGTAAGGATGCTTGGTTGAATGAGCTTCCACAAGAAACCGAGATTTACAAGGCTGTACAGATTGTGACAAAAGATTTGGATGATATTCCTTCTCGTACCTTCCAGTGGTCTAAGATGAAACTTACAATCACTCGCAGTGGTTCTATCGGTAAGAGTGGACTTCCTAATCTTAACATTGAGTTCCGTCAGATGGCGGTATTCGATGCAAAGGGTGACAAGAAGAGCGGTCATCGTAATATTCTTACCAAGGATATCAGTGCCTAAAATGGTAAGTAAGAATACTTGATATTTAAGATTTTCATTTAGATAAAAGATTAAAATTAAACTTCAAAAGGCGGTGAGGTAAGGGAACTTTCCCAAGCCGCACCGCTTTTTATGTTATAAAACACATTTTTGATATGAAAACATCAGATAAGGAAAAGGTAGCAAAAACGCTTTCCGAGGCATCTGTAAAGATTAAGGTTGGTAAGTTTCGCTTTAAAGTGAAGCCACTTACCTTTATGCAGATTTACGAAATGGGTGTATTCGGTAACTCTATCAAAGAACCAACATGGAAGGAAGGCGATATGGTGAATATCATACCCATTCTGTTTGAGCACTCAGAGACAGCTCATTTGATGAGTGAGATTTTCATTGTGTGCGCATTCCGCAAGAAGTGGGCACGCAAGATATGGGGTCGATATATCCGCAAGCATCTTGATATTATGGCATTCAATGAGCTTGTGAAGTTCATCAGTGGTTCGTTTAATGCAAATTTTTTCTTAACCTCTATAATTTTCCTGACTCAGACGAAGATAATGACGGAGCCGAAAACGACTCCCCGTGGGCAACAATCGGAGCAGTAATGAAGTACTTTCGTATGAGTTACGAGGAGGTCGTATTTAATCGCTCATACCTTAATATTATTCTGCTTAACCGCTCGATTCCGTCCTTCAATACAAATACCAAGGACGAACCGAGAAAAGGCAGCAGACAGCAAAAAAAGCCACAAAAAGAGTATCATAAGATAGATGAGCCAATCTCTGCTAATGATTTCTTTATGGGCATGATGTAATAATCACATAAATAAATTAACAATATGGCAACAGCAGATGAAATACTTGGAATCAGCGGACAGATTGATATTTCCGATATTCAAGCATCACTTGATAAGCTTTGTGATGGTTTGAACCGTGTCGGCGTTGATACAGAAGCTTTATCTCAGAGAATGAATAAGGCACTTAACGATGTGGCGCAATCCGATGAAGACCTTGCAACAAAGACCACCAAGGCTATGCAGGTTCTAAAATCTGCTATGGATGAAGCCACAAAGGGGATACAGGTAGTACCAGAAATGATTGATACTGCCAATAAACGAGTAGAAACCATTGAAGGTACTATCGGTAAACTTAACGAGCAGTTAGCTAAGACGGAAAAAGGCTCAGAGGCATTCGGTTCGCTTACTAAGCAGATTGATGCTCAAAAGCATTCTTTGGAATTGGCGAAAGGTGATGTAAAAGACCTTGTTGAATCTTATGATGGTGTGAGAAACTCTATCTCTCAGGTAAATGGTGCGTATCAAGCATTGAGTGCTTTCTCCGTTGCAAGCACAAGCGCAAATGGTGTTCAATCCGCAACGAATATTGCTGTAGGGGCTACGGCTACAACGGCAGCAACCGCTACATCAGCAGAAGCAGCAGCTCACGTAGCAAATGCCGAGGCGGCAACACAGAATGCCGAAGCGGAAAATCAGAACGTAGAGGCAACTAGACATCTGACAGAAGCTTTGCAGCAATATATTTCCGTTGCTTCGGGTCGTGCTGAGATTGAACGAATGCAATCCGAGAGTGCAAAGGAGCTGAAAGCGGATATGAAGTTGTACGAGAAGACCATTGAAGATATTCAGAACAAACTTAGCACGACTGATTTTGCTAAAAATATTGAGGAGGCAACAAAGAAGATTGAGGTACAGAAATCAAAGATTGAGAGCTACAAGAATGCTCTTGCAAATCTTTCTGCTGCGGATAACGAAACGGGAAATGGTGCTAACTATTACAATCAGCTTATTGAGAAAGCACAGGCAAATATTGATGCCCTTCAATCAAAAATCAATGATTGGCAAACAGAACAGCAGCGACTTAATGCAGACCTTCAGCAATACAATGCTCTTCTCGAAGCTGCGAATAAGATTCAGGGTGGTTCAACCATCGTTCAGTCTGATGCAACATCAACTGTTAAAATTAATGTTGAGGACACATCATTATCAGAACTGACTTCTAAGATTGATGAGAGTAAGCAGAAATTGCAAGATTTAGAAGCAGAAGCTTCTAAGATGGATGGAAAGCCACTTGGAGAAAAGCAGAAAGAAGACTTGCAGAAACTACAGTCTGAGATTGAAAAGACAAAGAATAATATATCTGTATTGCAAGAGGCTATCCGTGAGAAGAATGAAGAAACTTTTATCGGTAGATTGCGCAATCAGATTTCCGATTTCGGGCAGAAGATTTCCGATTTCGGACAGAGTATCAAAGACAAAATCACTCAACCTATTGATGAACTGAAAGCAAAAGTAAGCGGTTCTTCCATCGGTCAGCGTTTTAGTGAGGAGTTCGCACAAGCAAAGTCTGGTCTAAGTGATTTTAAAGACGGTATCATTAATGTAATGACTGCCAATGGTAAGTTGCAAGGTGAGATTGGTAAGGTCGGCGAAGCTTTCAAGGCTCTTGGTATTCCCGTAACGGGGTCTCTTACCGCTATCAAGTCTGTAACGAAGGCTCTATGGGGAATGTGTGCAACACCTGTGGGTGCGGTAATTGCTGCAATCGCTCTTGCTTTCAAGGCGGTGCATACATGGATGACAAAATCCGCAGAGGGTCAGAAGGTCTATACAAAGCTGATGGCTTACTTTGGTTCTCTTGCTAAGTCTATCACAGATATTGTGATTATCTTTGGAGAATACTTGTACAAGTGCTTCACTAAGCCAAACGCTCCTCTTCGTGACTTCGGTAATAACTTCGTGAAGACGTTCAAAACTGCCGTGAAAGCAGCGGTGAATCTTATTGGAGGTCTCGGAACGACCATTAAAGGTGTGTTAAATATGGATTGGGACACCTTTACCGCTGGTCTCAAAAAAACTTGGGATGGAATTAAGGGTGCTGGTGAGACTGTTATTGGCGCATTCAAGACGAGTGTTTCGGGAGCGATTGGTGTTGCTAAGACTGCTTATGATGCTTTTGCAGGTGATGATTTAGCAAAGAAGTTAGCACCTTCTTTAAATGGAATACTTTCTAAAGCAAAGCAAGCAGCTTCTCTTGCTGGTAAGATACAAGAAACACAGATTTCCATCAAAAAGAATACAGAGGAGCAGTATAAACTTGACGAAAAAATCGCCGAGATAAAGAATAAGATATATTCGTTGCAAGGTAAGGAAAAAATTGCAGCCATTGAGGAGGCAAGAGCACTTGTTAGGCAGAAATATGATTATCAGATAAAACAGCAGCAGAAACTCGTAGAATTGCATGAAAAACAAGCAAATCTGCACACTAAATCATTGCAAGATATTGCCGCAGAGCGTGAACTTAGAATACAGGTACTGAGAACGCAAGTTCAGCAGAATAGTGAACAGAGAATGCTCATAAGACAAGAGGAGGCAGCGAAACGTTCTCTCGCAAATAAATCAAAATCGGATTCAAAAAAAGATGCTACTCAGCAAAAGCAGATTGATTCAGCAGAGGGGAAGCTTGATAATGTTATCTATAAGAATGCTTATGAGAGAGCAAAAGCTTGGCAATCTTTGGAACAGGAAGTAACCGATGCTAAGATTAAGGCGATGAAAGAAGGCGAAGAGAAGGTCATTGCCGAGCGCAAAAGAGAGCTATCCAAAGAAATTGAGCAGATTGAAGAGCGAAAGAATGCAGCTATCAAGGCAGAGCGTGACCGACAGAAAGCAGAATTTGAGGCGCAGCAATCTGTTATCAAGGCAAAGGGTGGTAAGTCTGAGACTTGGGACGATAAGAAGCATCTTGATTCGAAGAATATTCAGAAGATTACAGAGCTGTACACTATCATTGAGCAAAAGACTGTAGAAGCATATAATAATGAGATTTATGCTGATGAGATAAAATCATATCGTGAGTACTTGAAAGAGTATGGCAACTTAGAACAACAGAAGCTTGCCATCATTGAGGAATATAACGAGAAAATCAAAGAAGCAAGAGCAAAAGGCAATCTTTTTGAGGAAGCAAAGCTAAAAACAGACCTAGAAGAGCAGCTAAAGAAGCTCAACTTTAATGATTTCAAGGATTCTATCAACTGGGATTCTGTTTTCTCTGATATGGGAAGATTGAGTAAATCTTATCTCGAAGATTTACGAAAAAAACTCAAAGACCTTCTCGGTTCGGGTACTCTTGATATTGATGATATGAAGGTTGTATCTGAACAGATTGGTAAGATTGATGATGCAATCTCGGAGCAAATCGATAAGTGGGGATGGTCTAATGAAAAGGTGCGTGAATATAATCGGCTCTTGCAAGAGGCTGCTGACGCACAAGAGCGACTGAGAAAAGCAACAGTTGAGCAATACAATGCACAGGAACAGCAGTCTTCTACGAAGATTGCTATACAGAAAGTCTTTGCCGAGACGGGAGTATCTGTAAACACAGATAAGATAACCTCTCAAAATAAGGGTATGCTCTTTAATGAGAATAATATGAACCTCAATAATGAGCAGCTTGGAAGATTAAAGAAACTCTTTGATGAACTCGCTGTTTCTGAGATAAAGGTCGGAAAGGCAACAAAGGACGTAAAGAAGGCACTTGAGGATGCAAATGTATCACAAGATAAGGCAAGGAAGTCTATTAAGGAGATTGCAAATGAATGGGCGGAAGGCATCGGTAATGTTGTAAAGAAGTTAGAAGAGGCAAGCGAATTGATTGATGCTCTTGGTTTCGGCAATTCAGACCTTGGAAAGAAGCTTAAAAGTGGTGCAGATGCCTTCAATAAGGGTTCGCAAGCAGCATCAGACTTTGCTACGGGCAACTATATTGGGGCAGCTATTAACGGCGTAGGGGCTATCAAATCGCTTGGTAGTGCTCTTGGTATCGGCAATGGAAGTAATGCAAAGGAGGTTGCAGAGACTACAAATCGCCTTACAGAATCCAACGAGCGATTGCAATACTCTATTGAGCAGTTGAAGAGTTCGATTGATAAGACTTCGGGAATGAGTGCCGTAAGCAATTATCAGAAAGCCTATGATGCACAGAAGCAAATCAATAAGCAGAGTATGGAAATTCTTCAATCACAGATGGGTTACCACGGCTCGCATCATTCTAACGCTTATTATTGGAATCTGTCGGCGCAGGACTATGCGGCTATCAATCGCACGTTGGCACAGCAATCTGCGGTCAGAGGTGGTTATGTTAATTCTACAATAAACAAGGTAAATTCCTTGGAGGATATTTATAAGCTTACCCCAGAGCAGATGAAGGATATTCGTACATACAACCAAGATGTGTGGAAGAACATGACCGACCAGGGTAAGTATGATAAAACTGAGTATTGGGAGAACTATACCGACCTTGCCGAGAAGCTTGAAGAGCTGACTGATAAAATCAATCAGAATCTTACGCAGACAACCTTCGATTCGTTAAAGGACAACTTTATCAGCAATCTTATGGATATGAGTAAATCGGCGCAAGATTTCGCAAATGATTTCACAACGATGCTTAATAAGTCTATGCTTAACTTTGCCGTTGATGACCTTGCTAATAAGAGACTTAAAGCCCTTTATGAAAAATGGGCAGATAAGATGAAGCAAGGACAGCTCTCTAATGACGATTTGGATATACTTAAAAAAGAGTATGATAACATCGTTGATGAAGGTTTGAAGATAAGAGATAATATTGCTGCAATAACAGGGTATAAAGAGGCGCAATCTCAGCAGACGGCAACGGGTAAAGGTATCGAGGCTATCACCGCAGACCAAGCAAGCAGCCTTATCGGTATCGGTTATGCGGTGCAAATTGCCCAAGAGCAAGGTAATGAGGTTCGTAAAGCTATCGCCGTTGATGTTTCTTTTTTGCGCATCTATGCCGAACAGACATATAACAATATCTCAGAAATGCGAGATATTCAGTATCAGGGGTTGGAGCAGTTGGAAGCAATTAATAAGAATACTGCACCTATTATATTGATACGTGAGGACATCGCAAGTATGTATAAATTAATGAAGGATAAGTATTAA